ATAAAGTTTATCGGTGCCTGGAATTGGGAGAATTGCTCCCCCCAGAGGAAGAGCATTGTCCCAGGTGCCACAGTCACAATCTTCACCAATTACCCGATACTAAAGCAGGAAATAGGCAATTTTATTGTCAGGACTGCCATCACAAGTTTGTCTGGTTTAAATAAAACGAAAAAAAACATCTTTGCTGGCAAAATTGCATCGGTTGAAAAAATCGAAACAATTGTAAAAGAGATTGATGGTAAAATTACAGGAGAGACTTTGTACACTTTAGGCAGCAAAGTTATTGACCTTTATCATTTTTATCATTATTGGGACGCGGTTCCCACTTACGGTCCTTATATAAACGATTGCATTGATTTTTTGAATAATGGGAACAGACGTTTACACAGATTATCTAAAACGAAATAATTTGATATAATAAACCTAAGTTTACAGGTTCTAAATTTATGGATATTCAACGCGCAATGAAAGTTCAAGACAAATTTTTTAATTTACCTGATGAAGCCAAGAAATATGTTAATGACTTAGTAAACGAAGCAAGACAAAACCCTAAATCAACGGTATTGAAAAATTTTTATGATAAAACTATCAAGAATGGTAAAATGGATTTAGTGCTAAGTAACATACAAAACCCAATCAAAAAACGTAATTGGCTGGATCAGCTTAAATTCAATATAGCAACAAATATGTTTTTAATAGTAACAGGCATTTCTATTCCTAAATGCCTTCGAGAAAACCATGATCTTTTTATGCTGGTCGTGGCAATAGCTTCAAACTTTTTAGTGGAAGGTAGCTACTATGAAAGATACAATACTCGAACTCTTTGGTAATTGTTACCAAAGAGTGACAGTTTATCAAGTGTCACTGTGGATACTTTTGTACTGATTATTCTGTAAACCACTGTAAATAAATCTGATGCGCTATCTGTGCGGTCATTACAGGAGGCACACTCATTCCTATTAAATAATTTGGTTTAATATTTTTAAAGTTGTAATCAAGCGGATAGCTACCAATCATTTTAACTTCATCCATTGTTATTCTATTTGGATGATCAAATCTTATTGGGACAGAATCTCCACTTGCTACTGTAGTAGGAGAAATCTGGTTATCGTGAATAAATTTAGCTTGAAATCTTTTTCTTTTATTTCCAATTCTTTCGTGAATACTCTCTAAATTTTGATCTGTTTTTATTCTTTTATCCCATACAGCTTTTGTTTCATTGGTTAATTCTTTTCCTAATTTTGTTGACTTAAATTCACTATAAATAATTGATTTTTCATCAAAACTTAACTCTAGATTTTTAAAGTTTAAATCATTCCTTTGGCAAATAAAAAATACTCGCTCACGTTTTTGAGGCACTCCCATGCTCGCAGCGTTCAAAAGAAATAACTGTACTTTATATCCTGCTTTTTCAAATTCATCTTTTATTCGCTTTACATACGCTTTGGCATTACCTTGAATAATTCCTTTAACATTTTCAGCGATAACGACCTTTGGCTGTAGTTTTTTTGCTAATCGTATGTAATCAAAGAAAAGGTCATCAAGTCGCTGTTTAGCCTGACCTTCCCTAAATACCTTTTCTTTCCCCCAGTCTTTTTCTCTATTTCCTGCCATGCTAAATGAAGAGCAGGGAGGTGAGCCATCTAAAATATCTAGGTTATAAAGTTCATTAGGAAAGATTGTACGATCAGCAAAATCTCTTATATCTTCAATAAATAAATATTTAGGATTGTGGTTAACTTTATATACATCAGCTACCTGCGAGTCTATTTCAACACCTCCTAAATGGTCAAAACCTGCTAACTTGTAACCCATAGTCGAACCACCGCCACAGATAAAAGTACCAAATACTTTTAACCCATGTTTTTCAATTCCGGGTGCTGGGTATCCATCTGACAAATTCCACTTATATGCAAATTTATGTTTAGTCATTACCTAAAAGCTTCCATACTGCTTGTTCGGGTGTCGATGCTATTTTACTTAATTGTTCTTTTACTTGCCAGTATTCATTTTCGGTATAACTTAATTTAATTATCATTTGCCCATCCATACCCTCGATGTCAATTTCTTTGTTTTTTCCCGAAAAATTATCTGTTATATTCGATTCAAAATTATCAGAATTATCTAAATTATCTGAAGTATTTAAAGCTTCTAGGATTGAATTTAAATCGCCGATTACTCCTAAATTCTCCCCCTCTTCATCAAGGTATTCAGCTTGGCTAATTAGTAAGTCAGTATCAAAAAGCTTTAATTCCGTAGCAAGGTCAAGCCCCGCCCCGTGAATCGTAGAATGGTTGTGAATAATCGAGTATTTTATAGCTTGAGCCTCATTTTTAGCGTGAACTCCTACTAAAATAGGAACCATCCACTCCCCATCATTGTCAATATCTATACCTCTAGGTCGATCTATTTTGCGCTTTTTAATTGCTAATAGTGCGGCACACCGATCATGACCCTCAGTAATCCCCCCTTTTCCGCCGTTTAAGCTCGGATCGTAGCCAATTGGGTCTTTAAATCCCAACTCCAATATTGAAGCTATGGTGTTTTCAGTGGCGTGTTTTTTGGAATTACCCTTTAGTTGTTTTAGGTCGCAAAGCCGTCGATACTCAATTTCTAATTTATCTGTCATGATTGATGTAAGATTAAGTAACTCTACTACTATAATAACCAATGGTTGTCACTAATCGAGGCAGAAAGCGTACATACTCTATTCATGAAGAGGTAATCGAGTTTACCAAATATCCTATCTGGGAACAGCAAGAACTAGAAACCCCTGATTGGTTTGAAAGATTTCAGATTTTTTACCTTCCTATTCCATCAGGCTATCGCACTTTAAACCGAGCTTACAGTAACTGTGGGGAAGCTTCTGGGGAACAGATAGAGAAGACTAAATTTAAACGAGCTAAAACTGTCCCCGATGACTGGCAGTTAGCACACAAAAATTATCGGTGGGAAGAAAGAGCAAAAGCCTATTGGCTTTTAAAAATTCAAGAGCAACAAGCTTACACTGATAGCATTTTACGAGAAATCCGAGAGAAGACTCTAAAGATTACTCTAAAAAACCTCGAAAAGATTGAACAGATGACTAATTATCCGATTTCTCGCCGTCGGATAGATTCTGTAGATGAATCGGGCCGACCGATTGCCATAACAATTGAACCTAACGGAAATTGGAATCATAGAGACGCAGTGACTATGGCTAAAACATTGACTGATACCTTTGAAAAAGTTTTAGGTTTTGACACCATCGAGTACGCAATTAATATTGTTCAAAAGCACGGATTAGCTGTTATTGACCCTGACGGAAAACTTATAGGACATTCTGGTATAGAGAAACTCGATGACGGACTGACCTCGATTATTCGTGATAGTGCAGAATTTGATGATGATGTAATGGTTCCCACTAGGATAAGCGATGACGATGAAAGCGAGTAAATTATCATTAAAAAATCTCTCAAAGATAAAAACAGCGACCGAAAAATATCGACTTGTTAACACCAAAGAAGAAATTGTTTTTCCTCAATTACAAGAGGGAAAACAAGCTTTATTTGGGAAAATTGACGCTGATGTAATTATATTCGGTGGAGCCGCAGGAGCAGGAAAGACCAGAGCCTTATTAACTGATTTTGTTCGTCAAGAATATATCGACAATCCTGATTACCGGGCTGTCATGTTTCGCCGGACTTATCCTGAATTTACTCAAGCTGGGGGATTAGTGGATGAAAGTCGTAAAATCTATTATCCTATCAAGGGTACTTTTATAGAAAAACCTAGTCTTGAATGGCGGTTTCCTAGTGGTGCTAGGGTATCTTTTAGGCATTTACAGCATGAAAAAACCGTTCATATTTATCAAGGCTCTCAGATTACTAGGATCGGTTTTGACGAACTAACCCATTTTACGCAGGAACAGTTTTTCTATCTTCTCTCTAGAAACCGGTCTGTATCAGGAATTAAACCCGCTGTTAGAGCAACCTGTAACCCCGACGCTGATTCATGGGTAGCTAGTTTTATCTCTTGGTGGATCAACCCAAAAGACGGTTATGCTATTGAAGAAAGGTCGGGAATAGTTCGATACTTTATTAGGCA